GATTGTCAGGGTTAATCATCTTATGATAAAAAAGTCTTCCGTCGATGTACCACCTACGGAAGATATCATATGCTTTACGATCAAAATCTAATAACGATAGTACGTTATCAAACTCTTCTCTAATTCTTTTCTTTACAGGCTCACTAACCTTAAGATTAGAAAGCTCTACATCTACAGGGCGGTCATCTAGATCACCTGCAATTGCTTCTGCTGTTATATCTCCAATCGCTTGGTCAACTTCTGGATGCAAAGACATCTCACGATATCTACCGATGAGATCTACATCGCTTGCTTTGTTAGCTGCGTCACCAAGGTCAACGTATTGACCAAAGTAACCACCTGCCACAATGGGTTGTGCTGCGTCATCCGAATCTTTCGTAACAAAAGAAGGGCCTAAACCTTTAGCACCCTTCTTCTTGCGATCAATTGAATAACCAAATAGTTGTGACATTTAGTTGTCCTTCCTTTTCATTATAAAGTATTTATCACGGTAATTAACTACCTAATGAAACCGCATTACCTGCGTTAGCGTCATTAGCGTATGTCCAGTACTGAACCTGGAACTCAACGGTGTACTCTTCTGGAGTATCGTTGCTATCCCATGCTAGATCAATAGCGGATATTGTTGAGGGCCATATACCTACAAACTTGTAGGATCTAACGACTGCACCTTGTCTATCGTATTGTCTTACCAAAGCATCAGACTGATACTCTGCAATAACACGAGGCTCTTGTAAGTTCTGGTGAAGTGCCTGAATTTTAGTAGACCATTCTTCAAACTTAGAGCGAAGAGCAAATCCTTTGTCGTTAAGGACTGTAATAGTCCATGGCTCAAAGGTTCTGTCTCCTGCAATCTTAAGTGTACGTCCCCTGTAGGGGACTTCAATTACTCCAACTGTAGAAGCTGGTATGTTTGCTGCTTTCACTAGGAAAGTAGCTAGTGATCCTGAAGCAGCTCCAGATCCAGCACGGGATTGTCCCGCACTTTCTTCTCCACGCTGCTCTTGTGATCCTGGGGTAGCACCTGATTGTGGTGTACCGTTGTCTACTATTTGAGGAAAACCCACTTCAACCTGAAACAGGTTAGGACGGGCTAAGTCACCAATTCTGTTCCTAAAGTCTAGAATCGGTGCATTAATTTGTTTTCCTTCTGACTGACCAGGATATGTTTGGCTGTCGAATGCTGACATTTTATTGTCTCCTATTAGAGGTTGAGCACGATGATGTTATCTTAGCCGTGCCACGAGTTTACATTAATTACGAAACCAACTCACTGAAGCTTGCTCCAGTTCTTGTTGCAGTGAATGTCAATGTGATGAAGTTGATAGATCTTGTGGGTTTCACAAATATCTCTGCGTAGAATTCACCACGGTCAATCGATTCAGCAGGGTTGTTTGTTCCGTCGCAGACTACGAGGAAGTCAACAATACCACGTCGTGATTGGACACTGCGTAAGTATGGCTCAACAATGTTCTTGAATTGTTGGCGAGTAAACTCGTCATTCAACTCGAATAGTTGGGTCTTAGCAGCCTCACTGATTGCTTCTTCCATCACTAGGAATAAACGTCTTACGTTAATTCTGTCGAAGGCAGAAACATAGGATAGTGCAGTCTTATCTCCGAAGAGGATGATGCCCTGTCCAGGGAAGGCTACGATTGGGTTTATGCGTGAAGCATAAAGTGTATCTCTGTGATCCTTAAGAGGTGAGTAAGCAAGTTTAATTGCATTTCTCAACTGTCCTCTGTTGAAACCAGCAGGAGAATACCAAGGCTCTTGTTGAAGAGTCGTGCTTAGTACCAGTCCAGCAACGTCAGCATTACATGGAATGTAACGGTATTTGTCACTGTACTTATCATAGATGTATTTGTAGTTATTGTCAAATACAGCATAAGAAGTGCTACTTAACTGATCAAAGTAGTTGACTGTCCTCTGAATAATAGTGGATGTCTTTGCTTGACCAATTACATCACCACGATAAGGTGATACGAAAGCGATACAATCTTTACGTGCAGCAGCAATAGAAATTACATGCTGTGCTTTAGCGATTGTATCATCAATACCACTCATGGATGGACCCATTAGTAGGTAATCAATGTCTACAGTCTCAGCATCTGCGAAGAGATCGTATGCACCAAGTATGTCAGGACGTGCAACAGTATAACCATCTACACCACCTTGTAGTGCATAGCGTAAGGTTGCTTTATTCTTAGTACCAAGTAGAGGTATTGCTAGAGGATTCAATCCAGTTGGATCGTCTAGGTTATTAAGAGGTTCAGCTGACTTGATAATGTCAAACTCTCTGTTAACACCTGATACACCAATTACACCACTTGCAGCAGTATTCTTGTCATAGATGTTAGCAGTCTCATGAGATCCCCAATAGAGATACTCTGAGTAATTCTTAACTCTGTCCTTATAGTAGATGTTATCACCTTGAGGTGACTTAGCATCTAGTGCTTTAGAAACATTAAGGTGCTTCTCTAGGACTGCTCCTGGAGTACCTGTAATCTTTCCGTCTCCGTCTAAGACGAGGATGTGCATAAGGTCATTGTAACCACCTCTGTCTGCAACCCATGCGGAAGTTGTAGGTCTAGCAGCAACGTTGATCCACTTTGCATTCTCTCCGTATAGTCTTGACTCGTAGTCAGCCTCAACGTTTGCAATGGATATAGTTGTAGCGTTTCCGTCAACAACAGTCTGGTTTGCTTGGAAGTTAGGTGATGCTTGATTCAATGCAACACGTAACTCACGACTGATTGATTCAATCTCTCCAGTATCGCCAGTAGCAGATCCAGGAGTATTAGAGTTATTTGCTAACTCAGTAATAACGTCTCCAACTTCGAGTACGTCAGTAGATGTTGTATCGATAGAGATCTCTACCTTACGATTAACTTTATCGTAAGCAACAACACGACCTGTAACACCACCACTAACAGCAGTGATATAGTTATCCTTCTCGAAAGATCCGATGAGGTTTGAATTATCCTTATAAGTGATGATGACTGAGTAGTCATAAACCTTACCGTAGATATTAGCATTAGAGAATGAGACTTCAGCATTGTTTGTGAATTCCCACTCAGCAGATGTTGGTTGAGCAAGATATAATACTTGGTCAGGACCAGCGTCTGTTACGATAACACGAATTGAATTACCGTGGATACCAGCAGTCTTAGCAGCCCACTTCCAGTTGTTAGATGCTGTCTCTACATTTGCCTCATAAGTATCGAGGTTCTTGATAAGAGGAGCAGTAACACCAGTAGCAGTTGTTTCATCAATCTCAGTCTTGCTAGCTGTAACAGTCTGAAGATTAACAGCAGTGGTGTTTGCGTGTGATGCAGCAGTTGTGCCTAACTGTGCACGAACAACTGTAAGATCATTACCAGCAATAGAAGATACCTGAAGAATCTCATCATCAATCCTGATGTATGAGTTAGTACCTGCACCAAGGGCAGCAGCAGATGTAACTGTAAGAGTTACGTCACTGTCACTGAAAGTACCACCTTCATCAATGGTTGAGGATGTACCAGCAGGCTCAATCAATGTGATTGAAGAGGCAGCAGCGTGAGATACAGCAGATGTTGCTAGTTGTCCACGTGCTACGGTAACATCTTTACCTGAAACAGCAGAGATAGTAACTAATTCAGCATCTATTAGGAGGACATCGTTGACATCGAAGTCAGTTGCTGAAGCAACTGTAAGTGTTGTGTCTGATGCACTAAAAGTTGTTACTGTGTACTGTGCTGTATCAATCGCATTCTTTAGCGATGAGTTCATCGCACGAACTATCTTTACAGTTCCTCCGTAAAGTAAGAATTGTGCGGTGCTAAACCAATACTCGTAGTTGTAGTCTGTAGGTTTGCCGAAGATTGAAAGTAATTCTTTTTCACTAGTTACACTAGTTACCTGCTCTACAGGCCCTTTTTCAAATGATCCAACGATAGCAGCAATATTATCTACTGTTGCATTTACTACGTTGGTCAGATCTCTTTCAAGTACGACAACTCCTGGTGAAAGTTGTGTGGATGCCATTTGTGATTATCTCCTAGGTGAATGCCAATTTGGATGCTGAAATTATTTATCGAAACGTGTTTTTTCACTGGGGAATCAAGCCGTGATTACCAGTCAGGGTAGTCTGCTAGGTATGGAGGCAAGGGTCTCTTTCTATTTCTCTTTCTATTAACTCTCCATATGGTACAAGACTTACACTCATACGCATATGCTGATGGATTATTACCTCTATCCTTCCTTGTCAAATAAAAATCTTCTAGTAAACTCTTTGTCTTACCACAGAACCTACACTTCCTCTCTTTAAAAAGAAGGTGCTCGAGTTCTAGGTCTGACTCTATAGTCACGACAGATATTCCCACATATGTGAGTTATCTCCATACTCATCTAAGTTCCAAGTATCACCCTGATCATCTACAAATGATTGCTCATAGTCTACATGGTTATCAATGAATCCAAATGGAGCCATGTCCGCTTCTATTCCTTCTTTCTGCTCTTTATACATCTTCATCCGTACATCATCGTCATGTAACTCACGGAAGTAGTCCGTAGTTGCTAACCATGCGAAGATAACCAGACACATAGCAAGGTCATCATTACATCCTTCCTCTGCTTCCCATGCTGGACCTCTCTGAATGAAGGTTGTTAACTCTGCCATTATATCATAGTCCCTAAAGATGAGTTTATCATCCTCAATCAACTGTTTTAGGTTGGAGCAACCAGTTTTCTTAACTGTTGTGCTCATTTTAACCCCAAGTTGCACTTTTGTACCACTAAATCCTTGTCCTACTACCTGACCTGCTCTACCTCTCATGGCACACATGAGTAAATTCTCGTATTCTAG